AAAACCGGAAAGGAGACAAAATCATCGAATATCAGCCGGGACCGACAAATGTTTTCTTCCGACAAATCGCTAATGTTGCACTTGCCAGTTAAGAGTAGGGTCAATGACAGGATAGATAAGTATAATCCGCAAAACGAAATGTTACGCGCTCTTGAAACGAAGCGTTGCTTTTTCTAAAACCAAACGTATCCCGGAACACCCATTTTCAAAAAATTTTCGCCCGACTTCGCCGGGGTCTGTGGGTTGACCCCGGCGCGACTCCGGCTCTCCCCTGCTCCACTCCACTATATTTGAACGGCCTCCGAACATCATTCGAAGGCCGTTCTTTTCGTGTTGCGCTTTTCGCTTTGGGTCGCTGCGCGACCGCTTTGGCTTCGCCGCTCACGCAACCTCGGCCAACGCTTTAAACGCGGCCACGCTCTGCGCCCTGACGAGTTTGCCGCGGAAGGCCAGGCGCGACCCGACATGCGTGACCGCATTCGAAGCATCGTGATACGCATACGCGTACGACACGCCGCCACTCGCATTCGCGTTGTTGCTGCCGCGATAGACCACACGGCCTGTGCCGGTCGTCAGCCAGTACATATCGCAGTAGTGCGTAGAGGACGAACCGTTGGTGGTGCCTACGGGGATTACTGCCATATAGAGGCCGTGGGCCACAGCTGCTGTCCATGCGCCGGAGTTGGTATGGCCCTTGATCATTACCGTGGTGCCGTCGGGGAACCATATACGCCACTTGCCGACATTGCCGTTTGTGTTCGGAAGATCCACCCCGTCCATCATGTCGTACTTGTGGCCGTATATGTCCTCATAGCCCAGACAGCAGATATTGTTCATCTGCTCGACGGTCTTTGAACCATACTCCTCCTTGATATACCAGGCATACTGGTGAACGAGGTTATCGATAAGCGAGTTGGTGACATTCGGGTTGACGGCCTTGGCCGCCTCGTAGCCCACGGTGTCGGTCATGCCGTACTTCATTGTACCGCCGACTGTGCGGTTGTTGGTATGGGAACCGGCTCCGCATTGTTCCTGGGCGTCCCTGCGACCATATTTGGCATAGAAGAGGTTGGCGATGCGGAAGTGCATAAGCGCGTCTATCTGCTGCATTCCCCGCTGCGCGCTATAATAGTGGAAGTCGGTCCAGGACATACTTGCCAGCGTGTATTTGCCGGCAACGGCCGCTCTGAACTTGCCGTTGACCTCGGAAGTGCCTACCACGGCACAGAGGTGTTCGTCATCGTAGTACCAGTCCGGCTCCATGTCCTCGATCTTCGTGGAGTTGGACAGCACGACCTTGTCAAACTCTGCCGTGGGCAGTATGGTGAAGTGGAGCGAAACAGCACCTTCGGGCACATCAGATATGAGGTACATGCCCGGCTCGAACTTGTTGGCAAGGGTCGGTACTATGACCTCGCTGACCTTGTTGCCCTGCGCATCGCAGAAGATGGATCCCATGAGGTTTGTTCCGGGAACGGTCGGGAAGCGCACACGCTTATGCTTTGACACATCGACGGAGCAGACAGCATAGGCACTGTCGGTGCTGTATGAGGCGGCAAGGGTAGCCTTCCCGGTCATGATCTTTCTCCCCTGCAGATAGTCGCCGGCAGTCTTAATATCCTCAAGGGTGAGGACATCGGCTTCAGGGCGCGCCGGGGCTTTGTCTTTGGCGTTGTTGCTGTAGCAGGAGTAGTGCTTGGCCTTGAGGTAGTCGTTGATTCCCTTGGACCACATTCCGGGTTCGTACATCATCAGATCGCCCTCGGTGGAATCGAGTTTCGCCGGGGTGCAGTTGGCTGTATCCTCTGCGTCGGCGTAGTAGTTGGAGTTGCTATCGTGCAGGGGGAACCATGTCATCTCGCCGTCAAGGTTGTTCATCGTGGTCTCTACGTTGGCGATGGTGACCTGGCGCGTTGTGGCCTTTTTCGTCACTTTGGCGAGTGTCTTGTGGCGTTTGGCGAGTATCGCGGAAATATGGCCGCTGGGCCTGTATTCGTTGCCGTATTTGTAGCCTGTGCCGTTGTCGAGGTTGCTGACGTTGGCGTCGTCGCTGACGGAGTCGTCGAACTCGATCATGGTGTATTCGGGCTGAACGATGTTCAGTTCGGGGAAGTGGGCGCACATCTGCTCGTAACGGCCCTTCTCGATATACTTTGTAAGCCGTACGGTACCGACAAGGGCGCATGTGTCGGTGTAGTTGCCTTCGGCATCGACGCCGCCCATCGTCATAAACTTGTTGAGCCATGTGCCGTCATCCTCGCGGTCTATGCCGGTGACACGGATGCGGTCGGCATTGGCGCAGCGGTTCAGCAGTGTCTCCCAGTTAAGCCCGGGGCAGTTGTCGAAGATGAAGGTGCGAACGTTGCCGTAGGTCTCCAGTGTCAGGCCGCCGGGGGTGAGCTTCGAGAGATACTCGAGGCGCAGGGTGGTCAGGGTTCCCGGAAGCCGGGCTATTGTCAACGGGGCGCCTTTGGCGAAGTTGACGCTCTGGACTTTCGTGCCTCTCGCGTCGAGTTCCTCAAGTCTTGTCTGGTTGCTCAGGTCGAGGGCGGTGCTCGTGCTGCCGCCGGTCTTGGCCTGGGCCTGGTTCCTCAGGCTGAGTCGACGCAGCTGACGGCAGTTCCCTATCGACAGCCACCACCCGGTGGAGCCGCCTCCCTGCGGCGCGTCGAGGTTGAGTTCGCGCAGCACGGAGCATTTGCCGAGGTCGAGGGCGTTCTTGAGGTGGCCTGCCGCCCCGGTCATGTCGAGGGTCCTTATCCTGCTGGCTCCGTAGAGACGCAGGGGGTCGTTGACGGTATAGGCCCCGGTGATGTCGAGGATGGCGGTGTCGCCGGCATCCACGATGCCGGTGTTGGCGATGTTGGGGCTGTTGTTGGTGCCGTACCCGTAGGCGTAGGGCTCGTTGGCCGTGATCCGCACGGTGTCGGCGGCGTCGCCAGCTGTCCTGGCGAGGTAGAGGTCTATGTTGTCGGAGGTGAAGTTGCTCGTGCCGTATTTGGCGTCGAGAAGGGCGAATCGGTTCCTGATGAAGTAGGTGCGGTGGCTCTTGTTGCTGCCCTGCAGGGCGTAGATGAAGGGCCACACCTTGCCGTACATGACCCTCGTGGCCGGGGCGATGTATTTCAGGTAGCCGCTCTTGTTGAAGGCGCGGTCGCTCCAGTTGCCGCTCTGCTCGTCGTTGAGCATCGACAGCACGCGCTCGACGGTCATCACGGCGCGGTAGTTGGCGGCGCAGCGTCTGAGGTCGTCCTGGAGGTTGGCCAGCACGAGGTTCCACAGCACGCTGTCGAAGCCCTCCATCGCGTATTTGCCGGCCTCGGCATCCCATGTGTCGCGCATGGTGGTGTAGAGGTAGACAAGGAAGCAGTCGTTGCGCTTGCCTAACTGGGTGTCGCCGTCGTAGTAGGTGATGTACCATATCAGCCCGTCCCATGTGCGCAGTATCATGTTCTTGGCAAACTGATCGACTCCAAGTCCGTATTCGCGGTCTATATAGTAGGTGAGTATGAAGTCCTTGTCGAAGTATCGGTCTATCTCGGCCTTGAATTTCGGACTGACATAGGTTGACAGGTTTGATGACGTCGCTCCGGCCGGCACGCATGACCGCAGCCATGAATGCAGACGGAGGATGGCCTGCTGCTGTTTTGTTGACAGCCCGGCCCATTTGACGTCGCCGTCGGTCTGTACCTTCCCGGCTGAGTCCACTCCGTAGTTGACCTCGGCGCCGCCGTCGAATTTCTCGATGAGTTCCGCGTCGGTCTTTGTCGAGAACAGGCACACCGGGGAGGTGTTGTTCAGGGTCTCGAGCGCTATGGGGCATTCGGGGGTGAAGCCTTCCACTCCCTCCATGCCGAACACCGGGCCGCTCTTGCTCTTCTCGTTGTTGAAGTTGTACTGGCCGTAATAGACGTTCTCGCCGTCTGCGGTCTCGGCGCAAAAGATGTCTATGGGCATACCGTCGATGGCGGTGCGCACGTTTATGGCCGCGAGGCTGTTGCCGCCCTGCTCGTACTGGTGACGCTGCGGCGGGGTGAGCAGCCCGAGTTCCTTCATGGTATCATTGAACAGCTTTGCCCAGCCGGTATTCAATGACATCGACGAATCGGAGTAGTCGCTCTTGCAGCAGACGATGGGGACAGGCACGGCACCGGGGCGCATGACGTATTTGTTGCCGGCAAGCACGTTCTTCCCTGTCATGGAGAGTTTCTCGCTCCCCTTGGTGAAGTAGATGCGGATGTTCTTGCTCGGATATTTGGTCGACGACGTGCCCTGTATCCTGATGTAGCAGTTGGAGAGGATGAAGTCGTAGTCCGGCCCGAGCGCGGAGTAATAATAGACGTCGGCCAGGAAGTCGGTCTTTTTGTTGTTGGTCTCGTAAACGTCGTCGAGCATGTTCTTCCTGACGATGCGCAGGACTCCCTTGCCCTGGGCGCGCAGTTTGTCGAGGTCGACATCGCCGTTGTCGCCCAGGATGTCGTTCATGGTGAATTCGCCCATCATCTCCTCGGTGGTCTCGCAGTCGACGATGCGGTTCTCGAGTTCCTCGTCGTCGCTGAGGGCGCGGTTATATACACGTATGCTCTTTATCTCGATGTCGGCCTCGGTGCTGTCGATGGTGATCTCCTGCGGCGTGTCCTGACGGAAGCTGAAGGAGGAGTCGTAGATGTCGGCGCCGTTGCGGTTGCCGTTGATGTAGAGTTCCATCAGCCTGTCCTGTGCGGCCGTGCCTACTGTCAGGGCGACCTTGGTCCACTCTCCCTCGACGATGTTGGTGGCGAGTTTGATCTCGCGCGTCACCTGCTCGTCGTCCTCGTTGGTGTAGGTGACGGTCTGCCCGGTTCTGAAGCTCGCCTCGGAGGTGGTGACGAGCAGGCCCTTCCCTTTGTCGATACATGACACCACAGAGGCCGTGCGGTCCATGATGTTGCTCACGCGCATTGTTATCTCGACCGTCAGGCCGCCGGACTTGACATCGGTGGCGAAAGGTCTGTAGCCGATGGTGGCCCTCGCTCCGTTGGTGAGCTTCAAGGCCCCGTCTATCCATCCGCTGCTGCCCCAGTCCACGTTTTCAAACGATGTTGTAATGCCGTTCGATTCCCATTTGGCGCGGTCATCGGGGCTTTCGTCGTTGCTACGTCCGGCTGCGTCGAGTTTGAACTGCAGGCCGTACTGCGCTTCGCCGATGTCGATGCCGCTCTCGGCCACGTCGATATGTATGGTGTAACTTGCCGAGCCGAGTTTCAGCTGCAGGATCTGCCGTCCTTTCTCGGTAAATCGGTTGGTATAGGTCTGCGCGGTTCTGGGCACGCTTACGGTACGCGCCAGTGTGCCGTTGTGCCAAAGTTCCACTGTAGCCGGAACTACCGACGGATCATAGGCGGCGAAGTCGAATGTGCATTTCTCGTACTGCCCCGCCTCGATGACCGGGATGGAGTGAGCCGCCCCGGTGAATATGCGCCCGTCAGGGTGGATAATCTTGGTGCCTATGAAGGGTGCGTTGCTGCCGCGTTTGAGGATGTCGAAGTAGATGCTCTCGCTGCAGAGCGTAAGACTGTCCTGCTCCATCTCGGCGACCATCTGAACGGTATGGCGCCCTACCGACAGCCCGGCCATGTCGAGGTTAAAGTTGCCGTTGGTGGTGCCGCTCCTTGTAACCGAGTGGAGGTTGCGCTGCACACCGTCGACATACAGTATTACGGATTTCGTGCCGGCACCGGACACGGCGTATGGTATCTCGACCTTGTCATGGAGGTCGTAACCGCCCTGGGCGAGTCCGGAAGCCACGTTGTATGAACTTGAAAGGTTCAGGCTGACCACCTTGATGCTGACATAGGCCGGCTTGCGCTGCTGTTTGCCGGTGGTCGGGTCGGTGGCCGTGGCTGTGACATAGATGTCGCTTGTTCCGAGAAGGAGGTATTTTGTGAGGTCGAGGGTGTAAGTCCCCTTGCTGACATTCTGCTTTGTTTCACTGTAGGTGGTGACGATGCCGCGCTTGACGGTGATTTCAACGGTGGCTTTCTGCCCTGTGCTCTGCCCGGCTTCCTCGCCTGTGAACTGGTGGTCGTAGCTCCATGTAAGGATAGCCGAGCCGCCATCCTTTATGGTAGACGCACTCAGCGATGCGTTCAGCACTATCTTGGTGCCGGCTGCATCTCCCCCACCCCCGCCACCGGCGGGTATGGTGAAGTCGGTGATGACGGCGCTCTTGCTCTTGAGCTGCACGGTGACGGTGCCGTCCTCGTTCTCGATGACCTCGTTGTTGAACAGCGTGCCGGATTCCAGTTCCGACAGTTTGGCGGTCACTACTCCGTTCTGCACCGGATTGGTGCTATCGGGGTTGAGGCTGTCGTCCACCTCGGTCTCATTTATTGTGATGCCGACATTCCCTTCCGCATCCGGCGTTTTCTTTTCGCCGTTGACGGTGACACTCCTGACGGTGTTCTTTGACCCGTATTCCTCCCATGCGCCTGGGTTGGTGAAGGTGGAGAGGCTCGTGCCGATGAAACGGTAGTCCTCCCATTTGCCGGCGGCGCTCTCAAAGGTGATGATCATGCCGCGCTTCTGCTCGTCATCGATGTCGGCTTCGGCGAGTTTAGCCACGGCGGTCGTCTTGGTGTAATAACCTGTGGTCAGCGGATGCAGGGCGGTGACGTTATAGTATCCGCTACCACTCCCGGTTCCGGCGGTGGCGAATGGTATCCACTTGGTCGCATCGGAAATGTCATTATCCGAATTACCGATGAACTGCCACGACTCCCAGCCTTTGGATCCTCTGAATATCATCACACAGCCGATGGACATATACTCGTCACCATCGGACTGCGAGTGCGCGGCCAATGCGTCCTTGGCCGCGCTCCAGTCTGCGAATACCCGCTCGGGGTCGCCTAAGATGTCGTTCACAAGTACCATGGGATGGCGGCGCGCCGATTCTATGGCCTTCTGAAGCTGTGTGGTGGCATCATTCGCTGCCGTTGCTGCATCTCGGGCCTGTGTTGCCGCGTTTGCAGCGACTGTCGCAGCCTGTGACGCTGCGTCCCTTGCAGCGTTGGCCTGTAAGGTCGCATTGGTTGCGTTTAAGGCTGCCGTTGTTGCGGATTTCGCCGCGTCATCGGCCGGCTTGCGCAGCAGCGACACCGGTGCGCTTACGACCTCGGTGCCGCGGATGGCCGGGAGGGTTGTGATGCCGTCAAGGCTCGCCACGACGGGGAGTTCATCCATGCTCTGGCTCTCGGCCTTGATGGCGTTGAGCATCTCGTTCTTGTCTGCCTGTGATAATGCCATGATTAGTCTGTTTTAGTCTGGTTGTTTATCTGCTCGTTAAGCCCGTCGATGAATGCCGGGGTTCCGTAATTGGCCGCGACCTCCGTGATGGTGCGTACCTCTTCGTCGGTATAGTCGGTAACACCCTCACTACGGTAGATTTTCATTGCGAGGGCATGCGCACGTATCCCATTCACATTAATGTAAATCATATCTGCCACACACTCTCTCGCGTCTCCTGTTTTATAAACAGACTTACTGATCCCTGCCGGAATCTTGAATCTTTGAAAATTAAGTTTTGTCATATTTCTGATTTTACGCATTATAACTCCAAATAGGTGCAAGCACCATTATTTCGCAATTTGAGTCATTGCCCGTTTCGTCATCAGACATACCAATTGAGAAATGATCGTTGGCCACCTCAAACACACGAGCGTCAATCGTCCATGAACCATACCCACAAACAATGACCTTATATCCATTTGGAAAAAGTCCGCTTTCAAATGACACAACATATCGCCCGGCTTGCGACCGTTCAACTGTCATGTAACTACCCATATTTCGGTCATCCCATAACTTTCCATTTATAATCGCAGTTTTTGAAGATTCATTATAAGAAAGCCTCCCAAGCGCAAGCATTCTCGGGAAACGGCCTAAGTATCCGTTTGTTTCTCTAAAATTTTCCGGGCCGAATCTATTGGTCATAATCCATTCACACTCGTAGCTGTTTTCATTGTCGCTTTTCAAGAAATTCGTTATCTCTACAGTTTCTTGAGGAAGCACTACCACATCATAAGTATGATATTGGTGGCCGTAGGAACCATCTTTTGCACCTCGCCACGAGTATAGACCGAAAGTGTATATTCCACCACCTTTAGGCGACGAATTGTAAAAACGAATTACCTTCCCTATATCTTCATATACATCATCCCAAGGGAATGTCATATTTTTTACAACGCCCGCCTCTAATGGCTTCATGTGGATTATATTATTGCCATTGGTGAATCCGTTGTACCCGGCAGACAGATTAAGAACTCCGGTGAACTTACCATTGTGAGCCACGATACTTCCGTCTTCTTTAATCTGAATATTTCCATTTGCCGTAATAATACCCTCAAGTTTGATGTATTCAGCCTTGATTTTTACACCGTCCTGCCCAGCACCAACAAACGATTGGAGATTGCCTTCGCTGTCGATGGCATACAAACCCGACATTTGTGAGGTTGTCAAAATGCCAGATTCGGCAAGCACCTTGCCATCGGGGCCAAAGTTCTGCGCCGAAATTCTTATCAGTTTCTCGCTCTGCTCAAACAGTGTGCGGTATTTATATGTAAGTGCCTCTACCTTGTCGGTGGACAGCACGAGCATATACAAATATATCTCACCAGAGAAACTAAGTTTGAAGTCTCCGGTCCCATTCCAAAGTCCGTCACAAGAGAACTGCTGATAGCCGTCAGTGGGATTCAGATCCGTGGCATATTCGAATGAATTGAAATTCTCGAATCCGGTCTTGTCAACATTCTCGAATCCGACTTTCAGCACCCCACTCTTTTTTACTTTGTAGAAGAAGCTCAGATACACCGGCAACGGCTCTTTCTTGCCGTCGGAGTTGGTGCGGAACGTGGGTTTGCTGCGTAGGTCGACATTCTTCTGGAGTATGTATTTGTCAACGATTCTTACGACCGTGCGGTCTGAATCACGGGTGACACTCGCGCAGTTCCCTTTCTTTATCAGGACGTTGTTGTTGACCCAAAGCCATTTGTTGCCGACAAGGAAGAACACGGCCTCGTTGGATGTGTCCCACTTTTCCATCCCCAAAGAGAATGTCGGGTTGCTCAGATAGCCTTTGTCAGCCACGAAGTCCTGGCGCACTGCTTCGATGGAGCTTGTGATTCGACCCTCGACTATTTCAAACTTCGTCTTTATATCCTCACCTGTAACCAACAGGAATGTGCCTCGCAGATAGGCGTTATCGCTGTACACGCCGTTGCCGTGGGGCTGATTATCTGCAGGGAACCAGTCGTCGGTAATGCCGTCAAGGTTGCCGAACCGGGCGCGTAGACAGCTGGAGAAATTCTTGTCGCGCACACCATCGAGGACATCGATACGTGGCTGCCCTTCCTCGGTGGCCGATATGAGTATGAGGTTCTGACGCTTGGGATCGGAGGTATTGCCCATCAGCACACACTCGTCGCCAGGCATCGGTACCGCCCCGGCAAATTCTGTTGCCGGAATAACAACAGTGTTACCGCTTACGTTTGCGATTTCTACCCAGTAGCTCTTAAGGTTACCGCCGGTGAAAGTCTGGCAGCGCATGAGGTCATGGGCAACGAAAGTGTTATCCTGCTCGAAGGTGATTATATAGTGACCATTGACACTCTGCACCTCCTTGATCTTGCCGTTGGCCGCCGACACGCATATCTGGCCGCCCACGCTCCGGATCTTCTCGACGAGCAGTTCGAACACGGTCATGATCTGACGCACGGTCAGCCTGTCGACCGTCAGGTGCGACAGCCCGTTCTCAAGCCATATACGCCACCCCTCTCCAGCGAATCCGTCAACGAATTTCGGGGAGCTTAACAGGGCACGCACAAGGAGAGTAAGAAGTTCGGCATTGCCGGCACCGTCTATGGTTCCGCCCTGGGTGCCGGGAATAAAGTCGCCTGCATCCAGTCCTTCCTCGAAGATAATCTTCTTTTTGGCCCGGTCGGGGCTGTTCTTGCTTATGAATTCCCGTTGGCTGCGCCGGGCGGAAAAAAGGTTGTTGTCGGTGGGAACAGTCCTGTCCCAAGTGCGTATGATGTCCGGCATCGAGATGGAGCCGGCTATGTCGCGGATATATGTCCGGGTCTCCCCGATACTGTCAGACACCTTCTGCATGGTGCTCCGGCTGAGCGCGTCGCTGATCTCGATGTCCATGCGCGACGGAAGGTTGACCTTGCGCGTTATCCTGGTGATGCGGCTGTCGCGATAGCCGGTGCCGGGGAAGTACTTGTCACTCTCAAGGCGCACCCTCTGTCCGATGCTGAGCCTGACAGCGTTCTCCTCTATCCATACATGGTCGGTCGGGGCCTTGAAAACCGCGATGTCGAGGGTATGCTCCTTGTTGAAGGCATTGACAGCAGTCAGCAGTTCCTCTTCGGCAAGGGAGTAGTATTCGTCCGGCATATGGAGGTTCCACAATATGTATCTGTCGCCTGGCTTGGGTATGAGCTTGTCGCCGGGTAGCTGCATGTCGTTGTCATACGGCCATATTGTGATAATCTCGAACTCGCGGGTCTTGCTGTCGAAATTTACCTCGAAATAGAATGTACCGTTATCTTCATCACCCTGGCCGGCAAGTTCGCTCCCCTCCTGAAAGGACACACGGATGACCTTGCCGCCTATCATGTAGTCGGTGGGGTCGAATGGCAGACTGTTGTCGGTGAAGTAATAGACATCGTATGTATTGCCGTCCTGCCCTTTCCGGGTCTCGCTCCTGGCTCTGCTGACAGTGCCTATGCGCCTGGGGTAGATGTCGGCAAAGGCGGATTCCTCGTAATGGTCCACGATGCCGTATTCGTCGGAATAAGCCTCTACATACTTTTGTCCACCCGGAAGCTGCAGACGCGAAAAGCCATATTTCGATGGGTCAATATTCCTTGAGCTTCCTTTCGGGAACAGTCTTGTGTAGAATTTGACATTGTTCGCTGTGCCGGGATCTATCGACAGCAAGCCCTTGTCGTATCCGAGTGTTATGGGTTCTCCATGCTCGCAACGACAGATGTTGACGGTCTGCCCCTCGGCCCACCATTCGGCACCGACTTTCTCGGCTATCTCCTTGAGCGCCTCGTCGCAGTATTTACCGAAATAGTCAATGGTGATGTTCTCGGTGCCGTTCACCTGTCCTACCTTCCAGTCGGTGATATTGCCGCATGCGTCGTTCATACATTTCACTATCATGGCCACATGCTCCCGTGGGGGTGCGGTCAGCGTGAACACCGGGTCCTGCTCGTTGTCGACTGTCTTAAGCACGAGCCAGTTCTTTATCAGGCTCTCAATTCCATAGAGTTTGAGGTCGTATGTCCATTCGCGTGTGGATTTCTGCTTCGGGCGGTATCTCTCGGTGAGCCAATAGTGCTCCCCCTCGAAATCGGCGTAGTCGTACACATCAAGGGCTATGTGCTCGTACAGAGTGAAGGAGAGCGTCAGGACATTGTCGCCCTGAACTTCCTTCGACTGTACGGAACTGTCATTCGGGGATAGTTCCGCCTTGGGGATACCGTATCTATCGTATATCGTTATAAGCATGTTTGAATGGCGTTATAATATGGTTAGAATGACGGCTCCGGCTCCTTGAATTTGACTTTGAACCGGCCGGCCTGGACTCCCTCTTTCCACAGGTAGGTAAGGGACTTGAAATCGGTGTTGTCGACATAAAACAGGCGCATGGTTAGTCCGAGTGACGGAAAGCGCATAGTCAGCCATCCGTCTTTGCCCTGTTTTATAAATGTCAGGAACTTGCTGTAGCGGTCAATCCACTCTTCTATTGTGGGGGCGAATATTGCAAAGTGAAGCGTGATGTCGCGCTCCTGGTTCCGCACGTCGAGTTTCGGGGAATATTTTGTGCCGTTATGTTCACGTATGTCTACACCCACATGAGCCTTGACCTTGGATGCTTTCAGAATGGCATTGAGGTTCTCTCTGCCGCCTCTCTTTTCCTCGGTCAGAAACGCTCCGAACTCTTTCCATATATCGGCGCCGTTGATTATTACAAGTCCGTCAAGTTGGTACATGGCTATATCTTTATTCCGTCTCTTATAATCTGCTCTAACTTCTCGTTTATCTCCTTCGTTTCTTTGGCGGTGGCCGAGGTATTCTCTTCGATCTTGCGGAGATGTTCCGTGGCCACGTTCATCTTGTCGGAAACATTCTCCACATTCTCATCGATGGATGCTGAGTGCATCTGTATGCTCGTGCCGATACCCTCAAGCTTGGTTCCCTGATCCTGGGACATGGCGGTATATACCCCTGATTTCCCGGACTGGGAACTCCCGGCTGTGTCAAGGTCTATTCCGGCCGCATCGGCGATACCGTCGAGCCTGTCGTTGGCTGCGGACATGGCCTGTTCAAAGCGTTGCTTCCAGTTCTCAAGGTAAGCCTTGTCTGCCGTGCCGGCAATGAGGTGTTCCGACAATTCGTTGTAAAGCGGCTCAAGCACTTTTGCAAGATCCTTGTACATGAATCCGTTCAGGATGGCATTGGCGAGCGTGTCCTCGGTGAATTTTCCGAGCTCGGACATATCCCCTCGCATAGCCTTTAGTGCATCTCTGGCATTTGAGAGGAAACTGTCGAATGACACTCCCATAACCATTTCGCGCATGGAGTTGTAGCATTCCTCGATATTCTGCTTGAGTTCCTCGATGGTCTTGCCGCTTGCCACCCATGCCTCATAATAGGCCCGGGCTTCGCTGCTCAGTTTGTTCTGATTATACCAAAGCTCTATCTGCTGTGCCGAGTAGCCCCGCAAGTCCCATGTTGCAGAGCCTCCGTTCAGGGAATTACCCCACTCGTAATGCCCCTGGCTCCCCTGGAGCCTGTTCCACAAGTCATCCCAGACAGCAGTCTCGCTGCGTAGGTTCTTCGTGTACTCATCAAGTGCCGATGACTGCGCCTCCCACACGCTGACACTCGCCGGCTTTGCATAGCCTCGTTCTATGAGCCAGTTGAGAAGCTCGACATCTTTTATTATGTCACTTATCTGGCTTTGGTTGGCGGCATATTCTGCTGTCCGCTCCCTGATGGCGCGGTTGGTCTCGATTTCGGCAATGTACCATTCACGTTTCATCTCCTCCATTTTCTCTTTCCATGAACTGAAAAGGGAGAAAATGGATGACAGGCCGTTCAAAGTGTTGGTAATACCACCGACAATATCGCCGGCCCATATCTGCGCTATGCCGGTACCCATGTCCATCGCACCGTCGCAGAAGGTCATTATCTCGTTCATCGAGTTCTTGAAGTTGTCGCCAAACACAGAACCGAGGGCATCGCCCCAACCGCGTATGGTGCTTGTGACCTCCTTGCCTTTTGATTGCAGATTCTTCAGGGCGCCGGTCACATCGCCGCCCTCCTTGATAGCCTTGTTTAGTTCAGACCATGAGGTGCGGAAGGCTGCAAAAGGATTGTCCTTTTCAAGCTGTTTCTTTATCTCCTGCACCTGCTTGAGCATGCGCCGGTATTCATCTACGGTTATCTTGACCGCCTTCTTGACAAATTTTCCGTCGGCATCCTTGACGGGTATGGAGATTTCCACCCCGTCACCGTCAACCTTTGCGTTTTTAAGGGTATCCTGTGCCTGTGTATAGAAATCTTTCAGCACCTTGTAACCCCTGTCGGACACAGTGCCGAAAAGTTTGTCGTAAAAATCGGATGACTGAAGGATCTCCCCCTCAAGCGCCAGTATCGAGTTCCGATATGCCTGTGTCCGTGCGGATATGGCGGATTCTATCTCCGTAGTGTCCGCACCCTCACCGCGCAGTCGATTGAGTTCCGCGTTGAGCACTTCCATGTCGGCACCGTAAGCCGTATCTATATCCCGGCGCCGCTGATCGAAATCCTTGTACTGCTGCAGGAGTTCGTTCAGTTTTTCCCGGTTCTTGGCTACCTCGTCATTTTCTACCTGTCGGACCGCACTCTCCATGCCGGATTGCGCAAGTGCGTAGGATTGACGGAGAGCCTTGTCCTGTTCGGGGGTAAGGCTCCCGTTCTGAGCTTCTCTCCATCTGGCTTCCTGTGCCTGAATCTCCGCAATCTGCTTTTCGTAATCAAGTTTTATCTGACGACGGCGTTTATCCGCACTTTCCTCCATCTGGTCTATGGCCTCCTGTTCGTTCTTCCAACGGAGTTTGCGCAGTTCCTCAGCCACTCTGCGCTCTTGCTCGATGCGCGGATCTTGCTCCGGATTGTCGGATGTGTCAGGTTTATCCGACTTTTCTGGTTCTATATCTGTTCCCGGCATGTTTGACATAACAGAATCAAGTTGGCCGGAAAGACGGTTCATTTCATCCACATAGCCTCCTATTATGTTGGTGGCGTTATCACGTGCTGCCTGTTGACGGCCAAGAGCATCAAGGTTGCCCTGTTTTTTTCGCATTTCGTTAATTATGCGTGCTCCTTCGGCATCCAAATTCTCGCCAGACTGTCCTCCATACTGTGAGTGCCATGTGGTGATATGAGAGCCTGCCGCGGCTCTTTCCTCCGGGGTGAGTTCCTGAAGCACAGCGTGTCCGCCGATGCCGAATCCCTGGCCGGTTCCTGACACGGCCCCGGCTTTTACAGGTTTCCAGTTGTATGTCTTGTTTTTCTCTATCTCCGACACCATATCATCAGCAACCTGCTGTATTCTTGTTTCGTATGCCTTTAATTCAGCGCGTATGATGATGGCGTTGAGCATGTCCTTTGTATGATCCCGGAATATTCTCTCCATGTCATTGACATTATCTATTTCCTTTCCGAGCTTGCGCCATTCATCTTTGGTGTCGGTGATGAATTTTTTCTTTTTGTCAAGACTGTCACCGAGATTTTCCCAAGCTCTCTTCAGCTTGAGGAACGACGCTATCTGGGAACCGGCCGACTCGACGACAGCACGGGCAAAATCCTCTTCCTGTTGCTTCCGTTTCTCAGCCTGCGCCTGACGCTCCTCCTCCGCCTTCTGAGCTGCCTTTGAACCTTTTGCAAACGCATACAACGCACCAACCACTGTTAGGCATGCCATAGCCAATATAACGTATGGGTTTGCTTTGGCCACGGCATTGAAGGCTGCCTGTGCTATTGTGGCCGCTTTGGTTACGATGACTCCTCTGCCCTGCGTCGCAGTCTTAATATTTTCTGCGGTTGCCAGGGCCTTTGTCTGAATGATATTAACTCCCTGCATAAGCGCTGACTGCTTTTGCAGGGTATTCTGCATTGAGCTCAATGCATTGCTCGCCACAAGGGCGGCCTGTAGTTTTGTCTGCGCCTCGACAAGATCCTCCTGACTGACTCCGAAAATCTCTGCGCCGGCAGTGGCCAGTCCGAATCCGTCAATAACCAGTTGAAGGGCTCCGGCCATCTGGTCGAACCCTCGCGTATCCGATGCCGCGTTGTTGATGGCCGCCGTGGTGTCGGCCATCGCGTCGCGTAGGATACCGGCTTGCTCGGTCAGTTCCTCTATATGTCGCTGCAGAGCCTTGCCCTCGGCCGAGGCCCGTTCCTCGTCGCTCAACTGGGCGTATGACACCATAAGTGTCGCAATCTCCTGTGTAAGATTGCGCAACTGTTGGCGCAGAGAGGTGTCGGCTCCTTCTGCCGCCCCCTTGAGTTCATTCTGTTTCTGAATCAGTCCGTCAAGGGCACCTTTCTCATCCTCCAGTTCCTTACGTGCCGCCTCAAGACGGGACTTGGCAGTCTGCCATTCCTGGCCCGGAGCGGCCTTCTTGAATGCTTTCTCAAGGCTTGCAACTTCTTTTTCCAGTCGTTTTATGTGCTTCTTCTGCTCCTCAAGGGATGCCGTGACCTCACGTAGCTCAATCTTGGCATCTTCCGAGAACTGCCTGACGACACGCCGGGCATTGGACAGCCCCGGCGTAAGTCCGTCTCGCATCAGAATTTCTATTTCGACCGGTTTCATTTGGTGAGTTCGCTTTTATAAAATCCGACTATTTCATTGGCCTCATCCTCCGCGCTGCGCTCAGTGTCTTCGGCTTCCTGGGATTTGCCGCCAGTATCGATATACCTGGGGGCATCGCTCAGCATCATTATGAGGGTCTGGTAGTTTACGTTATTAAGTATGTAGTCTATAGTCCAGCCTGTGGCACTCGCCACCTGCCATAAGAATCCGAAGGGGCTATGGGAATTCTCAAAGCGAGTCTTTAACTCCCCGTCGCGTTTTGGCTCAGACGCACCGTCAGCGGATTTGTACGCTCGGCGGATCTGATAATAGGTATAAAAGGGTCGGTACCCATCAGCGACACGAACTTGCGCACGGCCGCTATCTGGTATTCATATCTTACGAAGTGCCGGACAAACCATGTGAGCGGTTTTACGAAGGACGGGCGTCCGAGAGTCAGGGCTATCATTCGGCAGATCTTGTCACCGTGGTCGGCAAGGAAGCGCATCTGCTCATCCTTGCTGAAAGCTTCCATCTGCGCGCTCGTGACGTTCATTGACAGATATGTCCGGGCGATTTCTATCTGCCCGGACATACAGGGGCGCCGCATAGTTACCCTCAGTATTATAGGGCGTTTCCTGAATGGCAGCCGGAACTCCTTCAGGGGGAGGGAGACACCCACATTGAGGAGTGCCTCCGCTGCCTCCTGTTGGACTTGGCGGATTGTCTTTTCATCCATGCTTTATCCGGCCGAGGGTGATTCGCCCTTGGTCGGGGCGGCAGACTGGGATGCGACATTGGTGCCCATAGAGTCGGTGTCCTGTATGCGGTAAGGTGGCACGCCATCTTCCTCCGGCTTGTTGATCTTGAGTTGACACTCTATCTTAGACACCTCGGTAAGCGTGAGCTTGCCACCGGGGTTGGCGAGGATGGTGGCGTTGGGAATGGTCATGGTCTGCCCGGACACGAACTCAATTTCCCATTCGCCGGAAAGTTCTACAAGGGATGACGGGGCATTCCATCCCGTGATCTTCTTGTCCTGGCCGGTACCGGATTCTATCAGCGAACCGCCGAGTGATCTCTGTAGGTTCTCATAGTCAAGCTGAATGAGATTGAAGGTCGGGGAGATCTTGCCATTTGACTGGAGCAGGGTAAGGACAGGGGCGTCAGGAACTTGCTCGGCTTCCACATCGACTGATTCAGGCTTGGAGCCGCCCCAATCCCAGGAGCCTTTCTCGATGTAGCCGACCTTTTCAGCGGTTGTGCCGCCCTTCTTCTTGAATCGGACTTCGGCTATGCCGTAAATGAATTTCTTACTCATTTTTGTGTGATTTTAAAATTGAGAAAATAGATTAGTGCAATTGTGAGGATAAAGCCACAGGTAACCCCGCTCATATATATGCTAAAGGGGGATTTCCGGGACGCACGTTCCTCGATGACCGACTCGTGGTAATTTTCCAGTGCGTCACGTGCATTATGATAGAGCGCCTCGTAATATTCTACCTGGCGTTGCAGACTGTCGCATGTGCCGGTGATATAGATTATGCCGTCATGATGGGTGGCCTCTACATGCGCCCGGTCTTTGTTTTCACGGTAGGCCGCTCCCTCCGGCAGCTTAAGGAGGCTGTCCACGGATATCGCCATGTGCACCTGACTCTCGGGAACCATCTGTGTCGTTATCACTCTGGTCACTGCCGCAGTCGTGTCGCTCTTCGCGGAAGTCGAAGATATCTGCTCCTGCTGAGTCTGCGTCTTTTGGGTTGTCGCGCAGCTTGAAAAGCACAGGGCAATAGTCAGCATGACGACAACCGGAAGCAGCCTCGACAGCCTTGCGTAATCGAGCCATTTCTCTCTTGGTAGAGGCCATCTCCTTTTTGGTGGCCTGCAGATCTGTTCGTGTGGCATTTAGTTCATCTTTTAATGGTTTGACGATGTTCTCCACCAGAATCCGGGTCGCGTTC